TTTACCACTTCAATAATGAAGTCTTTGTTGCTTATGTATGTCATCTTATAAACCAGTTTGTACCATCACAATAGAAGTCTACTGAATCATATTGTGTTGATAGTGTTTGTGTTGCTGCACCGTCTATTGTTATCCCTGCCGTTGGGTCTATTGTCACTACATTAACGGAACTATCTACCTTCTTAACGGCTATCCAAACATTCTTAGAATCGGCAGCCAATGGAAGCGTTACTGTAAGTGCTCCTGGAGAAGCGTCAGCAAAAAGAATCTGTCTGTCTGTTGCGTCATGGTCTGCGGATATTTCTAACTTCTGCCAAGTCTTCTTGCCGTCTATAATCGTTACGTTATCGGCTGCGACCGTCTGATTGTCCGAGTTAATTATAACTACATTAGATGCTCCGTTGATTACCTCGTTCCCGTTTCCTAAAATTGTAACGTTCTTAGAAGCTGACCCTATGTAGTTGTTATCTCCTAGTATCTTGTAAGATGTTGCAGAATCATTTACTCTATTGCGCTTACCCTTTACACTTCCTTTGAAGGATTGGAATTGGTTTCTGTTTAGTTTGGCGTAGTGCTTGTTGGTTGGGTATTGTTCGCCATTAGTACTACCTTGCCGACCTAGCGTGAATGTTTCTACGGGTTGCTCAATAACGTCAAGAACCTTAATTAACTCAACCTTTGTTAATCCTTCTTTGAAGGGGTTGTAATCGGTTATCTTGTTAATCCTCCAATAAGAATTATCTAGTATTATCTGGTCACGAAAGTCTAGCTTATCAATATCCCACGCATCCAAATAGAACTCGCCTTGAAACACCTTAGAGTCTTTATTGGTAATCTCGTCTAAATAAGCCCTGTGGTATACGTTGAATAGATTGGCATTCGTGTATTGCAATGTTCCCGTGTACCCGTTCCCGCTATAATATAGCTGAGTTGGTATGCCAAAGTTTAAGTCTAGTGTTGGAGTTAATGGATGGTCTAAGTGTCCAGCATACGGATAAACATACTTTGTATCTTCTGTATTGCCCCCGTTGTATCTAAGCACCCAATGAGGGTTAGACACTAATCCGTTATTGAAGTATAGAACACGTGTATTAATATCAACAGGCTTTGCGCCTTCCTCAATATCTTCGTCATAAATCTTAGCAATGATTCTGTTAGTTACGTCATCGTTAACCAATGGAGTAGGTGAAAAATCAATCTCAACCTTTGTTGTATTGGTCAAGAAGTCATTATCCATATCTATACGCCTTCTCCCGTATGCGTGACCCTTGTTGTTCTGGTATCTAGCGTTGTAGTAATCATCGTCCTCAGAATAGGTGTAGATGTATTCTTTTGCCGTTAGCAGACCTAATGGCTTAATCGTTGAACTATTATTTCTTGCTAGTTTCTTGTTCCAGTCTCTTGTGATTCCTCCCGCATAATAATCGTTACGGGTTTCAATCAGTAGGTTAGTTTCATTAATAGGGTCAACGGTTACGTAAAGGTTGAACATCTTAAACACGGATAGGAGTAGGTCTGACATTCCTATGTCTGGAGTAAAGTTGTTCATGTACACGTTAGACTGCTCAAACACTTGTTGCTCTGCTACTTGGTTAAAGGCGTTAGAACCTACGTCCATATCAATAGTGAAGTCTCCAGGAACTACTACTGAGTTAAATTGATTAGACAAAAACCATATCTCAAACCATATTGTATCACCAACAAAAAACAATTCTTGACTAGTAGACCAGCTTATGTTGGTTGTTTCTGAAGACCCAATTCCACCCGCAGGAATGTCAATATCAAAATCAACTATATCAATAGTAGTCTCTACTAATCCCGATAGCCGCTTAACATGAATGGCAGCAGGAAGCACACCACTAATAACAGAGGTACCAATCTTAGTAATAGTAAAGTCACTATCAATATACATCTCATAGTACCCAATGTTAGCAGGCTCAAACTCGTTAGTAGTTGCGTTCCAAAGGTCATTAGGGTCGCTTAAATCTGCATACTCTAATTTATCATATGTGAATGAATCGCCATTAATAACAACCGTGTCAGTAGCCGCGCCTATATCCTGTAAACTTGTGCTTTGTGCCGTGAATTGCCTATCTGCTATCTGAGCATCTGTCAAAGTAAATGATTCCTTAAACCACGGCACTATCAGCTTAGTAAAAGGTGCAGAATCAAAGAACGTGCTATCGTATGTAAAACCCGCATAACTGAATATCTTATCAATTATCGTCTTAAGAAATACAGCGGGTCTGAAGTCCTCTAAATCGCATATCCTTTGCCCTTGATTGTTGTAGTTGAACGCATGACCATAGTCAATCATTGGGTATGTATAACCCGTTGTATTAGACCATGATGCGGTTACTATCGGCTCTGTTAAAAAATGGTCTAAATCGCTAAAGTCTATGAATACATTACCGTCCTCATCCACATCGTTTAGTGCCTTATCGCCTAACGTTGAAAATATGTTCTTCAGCTTACCAATGAACACCACCTCGTAGTCCATCTTGCCATCCACAACAGATATAGTTCTAAGCTGAACAACCCCTACCATCACCTCAACACCGTCAGAAATAACCCTTGCTTCTGCCTTCTTGTTTGGATTGAAATTAACATCAATGTTAAGGTCAGCAGAATCATAAGGGTTGTTAATGTTCACATCCCAAATATTACCAAATAGCGCGTCATTGCTTGGTGTGCCTGGACAGATGATCGTCTTAGAGTACTCCGTGCTTCTTGTATTCGGGTCGCGAACGTCTGCAATAGAGTAATTGAAGGAAAAGTCTAACCCTTCCTTTATGTCTAATCTACGCCCTTCTACTATTACCTCACCCACGTTGTCTGTTATTACTTAGTGCATATTCTAGCTCGAAAGTGTATTGCATCAACTTATCATTGAGGCTCGTTTGAGTGCCTATCTTCTTAGCCATTCCAGACATAGCAATGAGTTCGTTGTTCACCTCTTGGTATATTACAGGAGAACTAGCGAAGTCCTCCATCCATACGCTTTCCGCTTCTGTTAAATAGTCCGTGTTAACCGTTAGCTTCTGTTGGGTTTGGATATGGTAATCGATTGTGCCTCTACTTGCCTTTGTGTACTCCCAAGATGTACCGGTAAAGTTGTGTTCTTCTTGCTTGTATGAAGCTCGTTTAATATCCTCGTCCTCCGTACTCTTTAGATTGAAGTTGAAGCTATCAAACCCGCCCAAACGGTTAAGCCAATGTAAACGAATAGGCGTATATTTAGAACACTTAGCGTCAATGTAAAAGGTAAACTCTTCTTGTTTTTCCGCATTGCCTAACCACACATTGTAATATGAAGCACCGTCTATAATCGTTGAGGGTGTTGAACCCGTCCAAATAGAAGCGTTTGAGTTTACTAGGTCATACGTTCCTACAGCCACATAGCCATACTTGTTAGTGGTCGCTACGGTAAAGTGTCCAGACTGAAGGATACTACCATCCGAATCATAAGAATCAATATTGCAAGTGGTTATTGAGTTGTCAGAAGAAAGGAAGTAAAGAAACGCGCTTTGGTCTGAATTGATGTATTGAACGTTCGGGGCTTGCGTTAGGAACTTCTTACTAGAAGCCGTTGACTTCATATCATAATCCTCGTAGTCGAAGTCCAACCAATCTATCTTGTTTTGTACACCGTTCCACACGCTCTTTACGTCTGTAATCCTTGTATCACCTCCAACGTAAACGCCTCCTACCTTATCCTCTTCTTGAATGAATAGAGCATACTCAAAATGAATGTTATTCGCATCGAATACGCCTACGTGGTTTACTGAAGGTATCGCTACTTGTGCAGCTATCTGTGATTGCAGAATCCTAGACGGGTCGTAATACGCTTTATTGAGTTGAACCGTTCCACCGCTTGTTATCCCTACTCTTGGATAAACGCGCACCGTTGATAGTGCAGGGTCGGTAGGGTAGGTGCTAGGTAATACAACAACCTTAAACCGTTGCGTTGCTGTGTAAGCTGTGGAGAAGAATACGAACGGGTTATCATTGTGAGCCAGTCCGTATGCTTCTGGTTGTGATTGAACTATTACTGCCATACTATTAAATAGCAATCAGCGCAAAATGTTTTTAAACAACAAACCCCGCACTATTGCAGGGTTTATGTCGAGTGTAGTAGCCAATCTTCTAGTCCACCGTTTATGCCTTATGGCGTTGCTAATGTACTAATTAATACTTGTAACCAAATCATCAAATACAATATTCAAGTCTTCAAATACTGCATCTGCTATCGCGTTGGGTAAATCAACTTTAACCTTCTTGCTATCGAATACGTCAGACGCAAAGTTGTTACCCTTAGTTCCCTTCTTGCCTATCTTTCTAGCTATCAAGAATGCTAAAGAATTAACCTCTGCAATGTTGACATTTGAAACGCCTTCAAGTCCTAGTTTTGCTCTTGGGTTTGGATAGGTTAACCACTCCTTTATTTTGTTAATTGGAGGTTGCTTTCCAGGTTTACGCCCTTTATCTAACGCCTCCCAATAGTCAAGCATTGATATGTTAACCTCTAATGAGTTGTTTGACTTCTTAGCTGATACTGTAATGCTATTCCCTAAGTCACCCGAAGCGTCCGAGAAGTTTTCCTCTAGTCTGCTCTTTAGACTTTTGGCTATCAACTCCATTGAGTTGTTTAGTGCCTTGACTGTTTTTCTGTAAGTGAACGCCATACTAATAAATAGTAAACTAACGCTTTTTGTTTAGTTGCCTCTCGTATGCGCTCTTGGCTTTCTGATATGCTAACCGATTCAGAAGCTCTAAGATATTCATTTCAAAGTAGAACTCCCACAGTTCGGGTCTGCCATTGGTTAGGCTATCTATTGTGTAGAGCCATCCGTAGGTCGAGTGGAACGTGCTAACTGACGCTCCGCTTGTCGTTTCAGTTGATTCCCCTTTACTTCCAAATAGACCGCCATATTCTTTACGGACTTGAGCCAATCCTTCAAAAAAAAATCGGTCAATGGTTTTACTGATGTGATAGGTAGGTCTAGAAGTTCCTTTGCAATCTCGTCATGTATCTTGCCTTCGTACTTCCCTTTGCGCTCGTACCACTTACGTCTGTTTGTGAAGCAGGCTAATAGGTTGTGCAGGTTGTCATCTACCTTCTTCTCATCCTTTAAGAAGTGCATTATGGTAATCCATTGCCCACCGTTTATCTTCTTAGCATTATTCTCAAAGTAGTATCGGTTACCGTTTATCTTATAGCGTGTGTTCAGCTTGCCAACGATAGGACTAGATAAGAAACCTAGTTCATTCATTATTGCATTATGAGCGCCTCTGTGAAGTGATAGAACGTCATCCATATCAATATCCGTAATGGTAGATATGAGAGCGCATTCGGTATGGTATTCGTGTAGTTCTTTGGCATCGCCTTCTAACCCCTCACCTTTGATTGTAGCATCTTTGAATAGAGCCGTGATAGCTTGGTACTTTCTTAGAGTAATAACCTCCCACGATGTAGGTACATTGACTTTCATTTTAGTCTTTCGGTTCTGAGTTTGTTGACTTTGTTGAGGTCGTAATTAGCCAATACATACCTACGTAGTTCTGCACCCAATCCTTCGATGGTTTCAGCATCCATAGACGATGCTTCTTGCAAAGAGGTATCCCAGTCGTTAACCTTAAAAATTCCTTTAGCGTCATCTATGTATGGATGTATGTTCTGAACAAAGATAGGAAGCCCCTTCATTCCCGCCTCTATTATCTTGAGGTTAGACTTCATGGTATTAAACTTGTTATCTTCTAACGGTGCAATGGCGATATCGAATTGGTCATAAAGATAACCGTATTCCGTAACTGGCAAAGCGTTAATGTAATCGGCTTTGAATCTATCGGCTAACTTAACCCACTCTTGATGCTCGTTAAAGCCACATATCACAGGTGTGGTATCACCCCAACAACCATCCGTTAACATCAAGTCATGAAAGTGTGTAATACCTCCCGCCCATCCTATGCGATTACTGTAAGTCTTCTTAGGTTGCCACATTGGTTCGTTCGGGTCTAATGCGTTTGGTATTACGTGCCAATGGTTGTTTAACCGCCCTACCTCTTTGCCTAGTACCTCGTGAGTTGTCCACACTTCATCAGCGTACATCAAAGCGTCAATAGAGTACTTCCTAAAAGCATCTCCTATCTTCTTGGTTGCGTGGTTGTTTGATAATATCCAATGGTCATCAATGTCGCATATCACATAAGTGCCTCGTTTCTGAAGCCCCTGTATAAACTCCTTCTGCTTCTTGATGGGTAGAATCCTAGAGAACACCACAACGTCAAAGTTGTAGTCAAACATATCTTCTGAGACACCTTCGCAGCGTGTAACGTCATGCTCTGTCATTAGGCTGAACGGCTTGATTAGTCTATGGTAATCAACACCGCCCTCACCCTTGCATACTATCCCTATTTTCATGGTTCAAATATAACTATCTAATCGAATATTGCCCCGACCTTGCTTTCAGTTTCTCCATTGCAGTATATCGGATTGCATCCCATGCATGATTCATGTTGTCTATCGGTTCGCCCGTTTCCTTGCCCGTCCTATCCGTTGCCCATGTGTAACCCCTTGCCTCTTTGATTATGTTGGTTGAGTTGCTTGTTATCATTAACGGGTACTGTTGTAGCTTATCTATTCCAGAACGAACGCTATCTCTACCTTTATCACATGGTCTAATTCTAAATCCTCTACGTCTTATGTCCTCAATGCTTTTAGGTTCTGCGCTATCAGCTATGAACTCTTGACCTCTAAACCCGTCCATCTTGTCGGCTATGTCTGCATTGGTTAACCCCTTCTCGTACAGTATCTCGTTAATCCATAGCTTGCCATCAAACTCACATACCTCGACAACGGCTGTTGGGTCGTTAGTAAAGCCCCAATCTATCCCGTATGCTTTCCATTTCCATGTTTCAGGCATCTTGTCGCATTGCGTCCAATTGGAGAAGATAACGCCTTGCAAACTTCCTGGTAAACCGCAACCATAAACGAGCCACCAATTTTTCCAGTATGGGTCATCCTTGTACTGTGCCGATTCAATCTCTTTAACAATGGCAGGTTCTAACGCCTCATTGTCCTTGTAGGTTAGTATTACAAAGTCAGTACCATCACGCCCTATCAACTCCGTGTGCGCCCAGAACTCCTGTGTTGGATTGTAATCAATGTAGATGAACTTACGTGTTCTAACGCTCATCTGATGGTATGATTCCCAATTGATATTGTTTGCCTCGTTGACAAATAGTATGTCACGCCTTGCACCTCTTAGCTTGTCGGACTGGTCGGCTGAAAAGAACTCGATAAACGAACCGTTTGGCAGTGTGTATGTTAGTGTTGACTTGTTCCACCATTCAGCGTGTAGGTTTCCTGTTGATTCAAGTATCTTCAGAAAGTCACGTATTGCGCCCCTTCTAAGGTGTGGGATTGATTCAGCTACAATACTAATCTCTGAGTGTGGGTTATCCTTTGCGTACTGGATTAGTAAAGGGATAATAGAGAACGTCTTACTAGATGAAGTACCACCTTGAACAACCCTAACACGTTGACGTAGCTTGCCTATCTTAGCTTGTGCCGTTGTCCTCTTGAACATCTAAATCTATTGCCGTGAATATATCGTTCATCTGAATAGTATTATGCTGCTTCTCTACTAGACCGTTCAACCGTTGGGTTATGCTGGCATTATACTGTCCGACCATGCCTCCCTCGATTTGGTCGCGTCTGATTCTTCTACGTACACGCGAACAGATAGATACATATTCGTCATATCTCCCGTCTAAATTACAGAAGTAATGGTCTAGGCTTTGATTCAATCCTTTGTCTGCAACATAGTCTTCAAATGCCTCCATTGTTAGCGGCACTTGTAACGGTGTATTAACTCGTTCGCCATCTTTACCAACGTATTCTACCTTCAATCTTGGGTTTGATTGCGAGTAACTAACATAGGAACTAAACAACTCCCACATCTTCTCAGGTGTCTCTATGTACTTATGCTTTCCCATTACTTAACCAATCCTACGTAAGTGCCTCGTTCTTTAATGTCGTTTAATACAACAGACCCCATGCCAATAGTAACGTCATGTGTTAAGTCTACCTTTTCTCTTA